CGGAGGCCAACACGATTGTGTGGTATGGCCCCGAGTGGAGCAACGACATCTACGAGCAGGCCAACGGGCGTATCACCCGCTCAGGGCAGAAGAACAATCAGTACATCATCCACATCGCCGGCACGGAGATCGAGCGGCGTATCTACGCCCGGCTGCGCGAGCGTGGCCGCACCCAGGGTGTGCTGCTGGCGATGGCGAAGGAGGGGACGCTGGGATGAAACGCCGGACAGCCACATGGGGGGCGCCTACAACGCCTGCCGCGAACAGTGATATACTGGTGACTCTTACGCAGCAAAGACTGCGGCAGCTACTGCAACTCGTGCACCCCGATCGGCACGGCGGGTCCGAGTTGAGCAAAGAAGTTTTTCAATGGCTAGGCGAGATTCGTTGTAAAAAGCTTGACAAGCAAAAATAGATCAGGCAGAATGCGCAATACGTTTCATCAACCACGGGGGATTCAACCATGACTGACCAAGCGGCAACGGCGCCCAACGTCGAAGCCATCATCGCGAAGTACATCGAGCTGCGTGATGCAATTGACGCAGCGAAGGCGGCGTACGAGTCCAAGGTCGCCGGCTTCAAGCAGGCGCAGGAGGGCATCGAGGCTTACCTGATGGGGCTGGCCAACACGACCGGCCAGACGTCGTTCGGTTGCGCCGCCGGCACCGCGTTTGTCACGACACAGAACGGCTGCAGCGTCGCCAACAAGGAAGCGTTCATGTCCTTCGTTCGCGAGAAAGACGCGTGGCCGCTGCTCAATGTCGCCGCCAACAAGACCAACGTCAAGGAGTATCTTGACGCCCACAACGAACTGCCACCTGGCGTCAACTGGACCTCGATGAAGGTGATCCAGATTCGCCGGGGCAAGTGAGGCGATCATGAATACCGCCGAGCTTCGCGTGCTAGGCGACATGACCGTGGCGCTGACGAAACTGCGGCAGAACGAATGCAAACATCTTTGCGTCGAGAATGCTGCGGCAGACATCTTTTCCAAACTGCTGGAAGCCTATGCTGCCAGCCAACCAACCGTAGTTACGATTAACTTTACTGGCAAGGAGCAACAATGAGCACAGCAATCGCAACGATTCCCGAACTCCCGTCTTACCTGCAAGTCGGCAGCGAAGCCGCACGCGCCCGCAACCTGGCCGCGATGGGCGGCATCAAGGCCGGCGGCTTCCCGCGCATCTCGATCGGTGGCGCCAAGTTCCACCTGATCGACGGCGACGACAAGATCCTGCTGACTGATCCGAATAATCGCGAGCTTCCGGCCATGCAGCTCGAAGTCTCGGTGGTCGGTTTCAACCCTGGCGTGTCGAAGACCTACTACAAGGGCAAGTGGCAGGAGGGCGACGCCGACGAGCCGGACTGCTCGTCGGACGACGGCATCACGCCCGACCCGCATGTTGCCGCGCCGCAATGCACCAACTGCGCGGGCTGTCCGCAGAACCAGTGGGGCAGCAAGATCAGCGAGCAGGGCAAGCAGATCAAGGCGTGTTCCGACAACAAGCGCCTGGTGATCCTGCCGGTGTCCGACCTCGACGCCAGCAAGGCCATTGCCTTCACGATCACGCCGGCGTCGCTCAAGCCGTGGGCCGAGTACGTGCGGGCGCTCGACAGCCGGGGTGTCGAAATCAGCACATGCGTCACCAAGATCCAGTTCGACCCCACTGTCACGTTCCCCAAGCTCCAGTTCAAGTTCGGCCGCTACCTGACGCCCGAGGAACTGGCCATCGTCCGCGAACGCGAGACCGAGGACGACGTGCGGCTGATCGCCAGCCCCAGGAAGTCGGCTCCGCAGTCGCCGCGTGCCGCCGCACCGGCCGCTCCCGCCCAGCCTGCTACTGTGGCCCCAGCTCCGTCTGCCCCCGTTGCGCCGACGGCACCCGCCGCTGCTCCGCCCCCCGCGCCGGCCGAAGTGAAGCCCGAGTGGAAGGCCGGCCTGACCGACCAGATCGCCGCCGCCATCGAGGCTGTCGGTGGCCCCGACTCGCCGGGCGGCGCTGCCCTGATGGCCCAGTTCAAGCCGAAGCAGGAGCCCGCTCCGGAGCCCAAGGCGGCTGACCCCTACGAGGGCCTGCCGGCGCACGTCAAGCCCGCCGTGGATGCTGCTGGCGGCATCGACAGCGACGCCGGCAAGTCCGTATATGTCGCGCTGTCCGGTCGCCCGTTGGCGACGCCGCCTGCCGGTCAGCCTGCTGCCGAGGCACCGGCCAAGCGCCGCGGTCGTCCGGCTGCCAAGCCCGCCGAGACGCCGGCCCAAGCGCCTGTTGCCCAACCGGCTACGACCGTAGCACCTGCTGCTACACCCGCCGCACCGGCCGCCAGCTTTGCCAACGCCGCGCCGGCGCCGGGCGACCTCGAAGCCCTGCTTCGCAACGCCATGCAGACGCCAACGGCGTAAGCTGGTTCGGGACAGCTACCCTCGTGGCTGTCCCGCTTTTTGGTGGCTGGCTGGGCTTTGAAGGTCTCTACGCGAGGACACCCCCCTCGCCCGACCCGATAGGGGATCCCGGCCAGCCACCAAAGAGGAGGTAAAATGTTCAACCGTGAAAGCTTCGCCCGGGTCTTTGACGACTCCGGCCTGACCAAGACCGAGATCGCCGACATCTACGGCGTGTCACGCCAGACGGTGTACGCCTGGTACTCCGGCGACTCGGCGCCACTCCAGCGCACGGTCGTCGCCCGCGAGCAACTCTACACTCGCGCGCTGATCACGGCGCTTGACAAACGCCTGCTGCCGCTGCCCAGGAACCCGGTTCAGCGAAAAGAACGCCTGCTCAAGATGCGGCAGGCCCTGCACGACCTGGCCAAGCCGAAAGGCTGACAATTGGACACCCATGACTTCCTCCGGGCCATCCTGCCCGAGGGGTGCTGGTACTTCGCCGCTACGCCGTCGCCTTCGGGCCGCGGCTTCAAACACTATGCGTGCGCGACAATCGGCGAACTCACCGCCAGGATTACGCACCTCGACGCCGAGCAAAAGCAAAACGTCTACTATGCGTGCTCGGGCTACCGGTCCGAGTTCATCACCGGCAAGGATAACAAACGCCACTACCGAACAAAGGACAACGTCAAGCTGGTCAAGGCGTTCTGGCTCGACCTTGATGTAGGCGAAGCCGAGATAGGCAAAGCCCCCAAATACCCGACGCAGGGTGCCGCCGTTGCCGCGCTTGGCCAGTTCTTGGCGAAGACCGGCCTGCCAGTCCCGATGGTCGTCAGCTCGGGCTACGGCGTCCACGTCTACTGGCCGCTCGCCAACCCGATCATGCCCGGCCAGTGGGCGCACACCGCCGCCATGCTCAAGGCGCTGACCGTCGGCTGCGGTATGCTCACCGATCCCACGCGCACCTCGGACGAGGCCAGCATCCTGCGCCCTGTCGGTACACACAACCGCAAGGTGAAGAACGGCATAGCCGGCGCGATGCCCGTCACCTGCGGTGCCGCCGTGCCACCGATCGAGCACGTCGACCTGCACCGCCTGATCGAGGCGTCGGCGGCCAACCTCAACATCGAAACACCTCAAGACACGCACACCCAGAAAGCCAACCCGCTTGGCCTTATCGTGCCAGTGGGCGGCTACCAGAAGTCGGACGCCGACCGCGTGGCCGACCGCTGCGCCCAAGTCAGGCTGCTCAAGGACTTCGGCGGCATCAGCGAGCCCCAGTGGTACCATGCCCTGCAGGTCGTCGCCTTCACCGAGAACGGCGAGGCCAAGGTGCACGAGTGGAGCGCCCGGCATGCCGACTACAAGCAGGACGAGACGCAGAGGAAGCTCGATCAGGTCAAAGGCATGGCGCCGACCACCTGCGCCAAGCTCGACGGCATACATCCGGACGCCTGCAAGGGATGCAAGTACAAGGGGAAGATAACCTCGCCCATCCAGCTCGGCATCGAGGTCAAGGAAGCCGCGCCGCCCACGCTGACCGTTGTGCAGGATGGTGCCAGCAAGACAATCGAACTACCCAACCCCCCGGCACCCTTCCGGCGCGGCACGTCCGACCAGCCGGGGCTCTACGTCGACGTCGAGGGCGTGCCGGTGCGCTTTTACCCGTACGACCTTTTCCCTGTCGAGCTGTGCAAGGACATGGACATGGGCTACGAGGCGACTCGGGTGCGCCACCACCTGCCCCATGAAGGCTGGCAGGAGTTCAGCTTCCGCTCGGCGCTGGTGGCGTCACAGCGCGACTTCGTGACGGTCATGATGGACAACTCCGTCAAGCCCGAAAACAGCAAATTCATGGCGGCATATATGACAAGCTATCTGCAAGAACTCCAGAGCAAGACCAAGCTGCGCAAGCTCTACGGATCCATGGGCTGGAAGGAGGAGGGCTTCCTGCTTGGCCGCAAGCTCTACACCAAGGACGGCGTGCAGGCGGCCGGCGTCTCGGATCGCGTCAGCACGGATATCGTCAATGGCCTCTCGACTGGCGGCACCCTCGAAGGCTGGCAGGCCGGCGTCAAGCTGCTTGACCAGCCGGGAGTGGAAGCCCACCTGTTCAGCTTCCTCGTGGGCTTCGGTGCGCCGCTGTTCAGCATCACCGGCTACGACGGCTCCATGATCTCCATGCTGGGCTTCACCAACAGCGGCAAGACGCTGAGCGCCACCTGCATGATGTCCATCTACGGCCAGTACAAGCGCTTGCGCATCGGCAAGAAGGATACGCTCAACGCCAAGATCGAGAAGATGGCCATGCTGGGCAACCTGCCGGTCTACATGGACGAGCTGACCAACATCGAGCCCGCCGACTTGTCGCAGCTCGTCTATCAGGTCAGCGAAGGCCGGGGCCGCGCCCGGCTGCGCTCCGACTCGACCATGAGGGAAGCTGCGGAGTGGCAGACCCTTGGCGTGGCCAGCACCAACGCCTCGCTGGTCGGCAAGCTGGCGCTCGGCAAGGACAACGCCGAGGCCGAGATGATGCGCCTGCTGGAGTACCGCGTCGAGAACATCGCGTGGTTCGAGCGGCAGATGACCGACATCTACGGGGCCGTCACGAAGAACTTCGGCCACGCGGGCGAGGCGTACGTGCAGTACCTCGTCAAGGCCGACAAGGACACCCTCAAGGCTGAGATCGACAAAGTAGTGGAGGGCCTGCGCGAGGCTGTCGGGTTCTCCGGCAAGGAGCGCTACTGGGTCAACACCTGTGCGGTGATCCTGTATGGTGCCGTGATCGCCCAGGCATTGGGCCTACTCGGCTTCAAGGACTTCGGGGCCACATATACCCGACTGTTCCACTGGGTCTGCAATCTGATCAGGGCGAACCGCGGCGAAGTGGTCGAGTCAAAGGTCGACGACGAAACCGTGCTGGCCCAGTTCTTGGACTCGGCGATGTCCGGCCGCCTGGTGGTCAACGAGATGTCCATGGGCAGCCATGAGTCTGTCACCACAGTCGTCAAGCCGCCGATGGGCGCGCTGGTCGTGCGCTACGAGCAGCACACTGGCCACCTGTTCATCGACCGGAAGGCGCTGAAGAAGTACCTCACCGAGCGACAGGTCGACTACACGCCGCTCAAGAAAGCCCTGGCGAAGTCCGGCGTGCTGATGGACGCCGACAAGAAAAAGGTGCTTGGTGCCGGTACGACATTCACTGGTGGCCAGGTCGATACATGGCAAATAGACGGCCGGCATGTTGCGTTGTCGGGCGTCGTTCAGGCGATGGAGGCGTGATGATCCAATGCTCAGCTTGCGGATCTGTGATCCGCCACATGTGGGAGGGCCACCACGACCCCGAGACCGGGGAGTTCGTCTGTGATGGTTGCTACGCGCCGGAATTGCACCCTGACCCGGACGTGGAGGAGTATGACTGGTTGTTGGATGAGGAGGACTAGAATGTGGAGCCCTGTTGAAGCACTGAAGCGGGTAATAGCCCGCGAGGTCATGGCCGAGCGCGAAGCCTGCGCTAAATTATGCGAAGAACTTGTCCCCCTCCCGGCAGGACACGGGGGTCGGTGGAAAGGCTACGGCCCGTCGAAAGGCACACGAGACGGCAAGGAACTTGCTGCGCTTATTCGCGCGCGGCCTAGCCCGCTAAACGTCAATGCGGTACAATAACACTGTGTCACCCCGCGCGCCGCTCCCCTCCCCCATTTGGCCCGCGGGTTCTTTTTGTGCTAAAATTTAGTACAGTCATACCAGAATATGGAACATTTATGCTGTTTAACGCATACGGTCGGGGCCTAGTTTGAATTGCCCGCCGGATCACTACCAGGAGTACGCTACCATGCTTAAAGCTAAACTGCTGATCGTCGCACTCACGCTGTCGTTGTCCTCGTGTGGCGCCTACGCTGTCGAGCCAGTTGGCAAGGACGGCCGGACGTTTCAGTTTACCGAAGAGGAAGCGCAAACTTGCAAGGAGGGCGGCGGGTGCACAATCGCGACGAACGACGCGCTCAAAGAAGACGCCGCCATGATCATGCTGCTCATGCAGACCGTCGGCGAACTGCAGAAACAACTGCGCGCGGAGAAGTCCAAGCGCTGCATCTGAACAATCCCCTATCGGAGTCGGAAGCACGATGACCGACTGGGGCGAGAAAGCCGGGCATGCCCGGCTTTTTCACGTCCAGAAGCAGGCTATTACCTGCCTATTGCCCGCGCCGTCACTGTGCTGCCAGCCACGTTGCCGCTCGACGCCAGCACCTTGACGCTGGAGAATGGCCGGACGTCCATGAGGAACCAGCCCGTCGCGGCGGCTGCCAGGCCCGTCAGGTCGCCGCTGGCCATGAGGATCGGGCTGTTCGGCGTCGTGTAGTCGGCCGTCGCGCTGGCCAGGGTGACGTAGGTACTCTCCGGGTGGATCTTGCCCTGCACGACAAAGGCGTCGAGATCCTGCCCGGTCACGACAGCCTCAACGGCCAACTTCTCGATGCGCGACGTATCGACCTCGATCAGCGTCGTGTTGCCCGTCTGTGCGACTGCAACGGCTTCGTTCTTGGCGAAGACGTGGAAGTCCTGCCGGGGATGTTGCGACGTTTCCTGCGCCATTCTGCTCTCCTTAATAAGTCGGAAATCGATGCCTACGGAAGAATTCGCGGGCCTCTTCTACTCGGGCCGCGTCTTCGGCTGCGTCTCGGATGAATTGCTCGTCGGGGGTGCAAGCAGCCACTGATTCTTGGCGGGCTCCAGCAGGTGCTTCGGCACCGGCGGCAGGCTGGGACACTGCACGGCGACTGGCGTCGCGGCGCACCCGAGCAGCGTAGTTGCGCACAGCGTTGTCACGAGCCACTTCAAGATTCTTTGCCCAGGCATCACCCATCTCCTTTGCGATTCTGCGATTCTCGGCCTCGACGCGGCGTGCCTCAGCTTCAGCCTGCTTGCCCAGCACCTCGACCTGTGCCTTGAATACGGCGAAGGCCCGAGCCTCGCCTCGCCACAAGTTGAAAGTCAGGGCGAGCAGCGCCGACAGTATGCCAATGACCACCAGCTTCCAGTTGCTCAACGCCCAAAGCCACATCATTCCACCCCGCGCTGTTGGCCAAACCAGAACCCCACCATGAGCGTCAGCATCGGCGCCCATGTGGTCATGTAGGTGTCAAACGGCAGCCGCTCGGACACCAGGCCCCACAGCGATGCCGCCTGCACGACCGCAAGGTTGCCCAGCGTCAGCAGCGCCATGAATCCCAGCTTCTTGTCAGTCACCGTTCTCTCCTTGGTGCCCCGCCGCCCGGCGTCACCGATCGACCGTTGCCTACTGGGCAGCGGCGGGGTCTTGGCCCATGCACAGCCGGTACTCGGCTTCCCGCCGGGTTGCCAGGCCGCGTAACTTTTTGCCGCCCGCGTATACCCACCGCTTGATCTCAGCGCACCCGCCTGCGTAATCCCCGGCGTTCCAGCGCTTGACCATGGTCGAGCCGCAGAACGCCTTGATCCCTATATTGTACGCCAGCGACAGGGCGGCGTCCAGCTCCCACTGATAGAGCGGCACGCGCACGCAGGCCGCGATTGCAGCCTTGCGCTCGCTCAGGTCGTCGAGCAGCAGCACCATCTCACGCTCGACTGTCGTGCGTTGCCCTGGCTTGACACCCTCGGTGCGGCCGGCGCCGATCGTCGGTACGCCCACGGCGTCGACATACGTAGTGTCGCGGTAGCCTTCGTGCAGCACGACCCCCACGAGCAGGGAGGCCGAGACGGCGAGTGCGGCGATGGCCGAGCGTCGAATCATTGGTCGTTGTCAGCGGCCCGCTTCTGGCGGGCAAGCTCCAGGTGCTGGTGCTTGTAGTACCACGTCAGGCCGAGCTGGCCGATCAGGCCGATCACGGCGACGAACATACCGATGATCACGCCGATCTCGTTAAGAGTCAGGCCGAAGTAGACGGTGCCGGCGGCTGCCGCCTGGGTCACGACGTTGGCCGTCTTGATGGCGAGTGTTCCGGTTGTTTGGTCATGCATTATTGCTACCCCTTAGCCCAAAGTTTAAACTGTCAATAACAGGTGCATTTCGGCTTGTTGCTGAACGGCGACCGTAGTCGCATCTTCACACACCACAGCGAGATGTTCCATGTCGCCGAAGCGAAACCCTACTGCGCCCCCAAGAGCCTCGGCTGCGCCGACGGCGGCTGCTTCGACCCTAGCGGTAGCCGTCGCGGTAGCCGCCGCGACGGCGCTACCACTAGTGACCCCCTCGCCCGTCGCGTAGCAAAAAATACCTGCGGTCGAACTTGATTCCCCGGCGGACGCGGCGATAGAAAGTAACATCGCGGTGCCTTGCCCGAGTAGCACTGCAGCCCCGGCGGACTGCGCCAACAACTCAATCTCCCCCGGGACCTGCTCTGCGACAAACGGCTGTCCTTGATATGCGACGTCCAGCTCGTAAGCGTCTATCCCATTCGCAGAAACATGGACAAACGGTTGCCCAAGATAGGCAATCGTCAGCGTTTGCAAGTCTGCCGCAGTAATACTCATATCAAGTTGAGTTTCCGCGCCCGAGCGATCATCGCGTCGAGCAGTTGCTTGGACTGCACATTGGTAAGCTGCCCCGCCTCATAGCGGCGAATCGCATCACGCAGCGTGACCTTGGTGTTCTCCTCATCCGCTGCTTCCGCCTCGGCTGCTGCACGTGCGGCTTTCTCCGCCGCGATCATCGCATCGAAGGCATCCCGCACCTGAGTTTTCGTCGGCTCGGTCTTGAACGACAGAAACACGCTGCGCGTCTCGGCATCGTTGGCAATCCGCAGCGTCCATGTGCCGTTGCGCTCCTTGTACTTCTCGACGATCTTTGCCATTACACGACCCTCATCTTTGACAGCCAGCCGTTGTAGGTCGCCCCGCCGAAGGCTTGCACCTCAAGCTCCACCGCGCCCGTCTCTGTCGGCGTCAGGGTGACGCTGACCTCTTCCCAATCGTCAGGGCCGGTGTATGCGCCGTAGGTCATGTCGCTGTAGACGTCGTTGGCGATTCCGGCGAGCTGCCCGCCCTTGCACATCAGCCGCATCGTCAGCCCGGTGTTGTCCCGCGCCATGCGCACGCTGATCGTCTTTGAGACGTTTGCGGCGAGGGCGATGCCGCGTAGCTTCATGTCCAGCGGCCAGTCGGCGTTGCAGTCGGTGGTCGTCGGGGAGAACTTCCACGAGTAGGCCGTTGTCGCGTCGTAGGGCATCGTCGCGTCGGTAACGATCTGTCCGAAGTAACCGGCGATGCGGTGGTCGTCCGCCGTGCCATTGTAGTTGTGCAGGAAGCTGTGCCCGGTTGACCATGGGCTTGCCCCGCCAGCCAATCCAAGCGGGCTGGTGACATTGTAGAATTCGATATTGTTCAAATACTGTTCAGGCCAGCCGTTGTTTGTGAATGTAGCAGCAGCATGGCTGAAATGTCCTGATTGAACAACTAGCCCCGCTTGCTGATTAGAACCAGCAAAGATTGATGTACCGGGCGGAACATTACCGCCTTCAAGGTATTTGATTACAGTTTTATTTCCGCCCATTTGAAATAACAAACATGTTGTAACGCAATCTCGGGATATGATGCTTTGGTATTCGCTCTTATCCGAGCCATACTGAATGAAAACCCCATAGTTGCACCCTTTTGAGATTGAACTGCCTCCTGAGACTAAAAATGGGGTGTTGCTGAACAATCCGAATCCTGTGCAATTCACGAATTGAAGATCATCGTAATAGAATGGGCCACCATTTCCGACTAAATATACTCCGTAGTTGAATCTGGCTACGGCAAGATTCTCAATGTTGATGAATGTTCTTACGTCAGTATAAAACCCAACACCGGCGCCATTCTGCCCATCCCACCATGTCTCTCCGCTTTGTGTGGTCATCGCTGTGCGATCCCATCCACCGGAGTAATTCAGCATTGATCCATACGTTCCTGAATCAGTTACCGCATTTGTCGTTGTCGTCGTTGCGGCAGCAGACGGCCCGATCTTCACCGCCTCCCGCTTGTACGTCGCCACCGTCTCGGTCGTCCCGACCTTGTGGCTGTAACCGACAGGCGTGGTCGCGTAGGCAGACGGTACATAATTCGTGTGGCAATCCAGCACCACCCGCGTCCCGTTGATCGACTGAATCCCGACGAATGTCTCGCCGGTCGTGTTCTTGCCGATGAGGGATGTGAGCGACAGGCTGTCAGCATCGGCGCTCGGCAGGCATCCGATGATCTCCCCGATCAGGAAGGTTTGCGCCCCATTGTCGGTATTCACCACCAGCGCACACGACTGGATGGATGCACCGAGGGCGGCGCTGGTATCCACCGTCACCGGCATCCAGTAGTTGAGAATCTTCGGACTCGGTACGCTGATGGTATCCACCGGCGTCGCACCCGCTGCGTCCGAGCAGAGCGTGATAGACAGGTCGGCATCGGCCATCACCGTGCCTGCAGTCTGCTTGATCCAGAACGATACCTGTTCATAAGCGGACAAGTCGAGCGTACCTGTCGGGAAGTACGCCGCCTTGCCGGTCGTGAAGCCTGCGGCAATGGCAATCGAAGCCGAACCGTAATGGTTCTTGTAGTCCGTGGTATTGACGGTCGCGGTGACGTTGGCGCTGGCCGTCCATGCGCCTTCCTGCGAGGAACACCCGGCAATGAGCTGCGTCTTGGCCGCAGCAAGTTCCACCACGGCGTTGTTGATCTTGCGGAATCCGCCCGTCGCGCCGCCGACACCATTGCCAACCGAACCGTCTAGGCTGAATGTATCGGCGTTGATGTAGGTGATCTGCCAGATACCGTTGGCGTTGGTGTTGGTGGTGTGGCCGGTCAGGAGGATGTAGTCGTTGTCGGACAGGCCGTGGCTGGCCTTGGTAACAACGATGGGCGTGGCGTTGGTGGAGCTGGTGATCCCAAGACCGGTAAGTACCGGCGTTCCCGTCCATGTGGCATTGCCCACCAGCGTCGGCTCGGGGGAAGCCATGAGGCGAAAGACATCCCCCGGAACGATACGCACCGCCGTTGCGCCGGTGGTCATCGTTTTCCACCTGCCGCCGATGTAATACTGTCGATCCACGCCCTGATTCGCCAGCGCGGTGCCGCCGGACAGCGCAGCGATGGTCAGCGAAGTTCCGCTTAACCATGCGGTGATCTTGTAGCAGGCATAGATCGAGGCGTTCCAGATCGTTAGGTAATGTCCGATCAGCGAACCGTCATTGGGGAAGCTGGCAGTGGCGGCGCTGAAGGTGGTCGAGGTAATGCGGCCATCCGTGCCGGAAGCGAGCAGCGCGAACGACGTGCCGCCGTAGTTGTCGTTGCCGCCTTCGTAGTCGATGAAGAGGGTGGTCATGGTCGCGTTAGTCTTCAGTTATCGCGCTCGCAGTTTTAATCACGGGCGTCACGCCAACCGCCATAGTCACATTCGGAGTCAATGTGCCACTATAGAGCACCTTGCCTGTGCCAGCCGCGTCTGTCCCGACAGCAAAATGCGTCAAAGCCGCCCCCGGCGACGCCGTGCATTCCGCGAACGGGATCGCCGATACCGGCGACACGCTGTTGTCCGTCACTGTCCAGCCGCTGCCCGAACGGGCCACAGCGACTCGGGCATAGCCGGTGTAAGCCGTCTCGTTGGTCGCCTGGTTGCCAGCTTCGCCGGGGTCGGACGTGTGTAGACTGACATACAGGTTGGTCAGCGGTGCCGACGCGGCGTTGTCCGCGATGTTGGCGATGGCTGTCGCATTGAAGATCAGCTTCAGCCAGTCGTTCTCGAAAGTGCTGCTTTTGCTCATGATGAATCTCCTATTGTGTTATTTCGCCCGTTGGGGGTTTTCTTAACGCGTCGTTTCGCTCACCAGGCATACGTTGCCCTCGATCACAGTCGTTACTGTTCCGTCGCCAGCCACAAGCTCAAGGTCGTACACGCCGGACTCGAACGTGAACGCGGCTGTGTCGGTGGCGCTGATCAGCAGTGTGATCGTACCGGCGGCGCCGCCGAGCGTGATGCCGCCATCCTCGGTCGTCATCGAGTGCAGGGTGGCCGTCGACTCGACAGTCTCGCGTATCTGCATGCGCGCCGTGTAACCCGTCAAATTGACCGGTGGGTGGTACAGCACCTCCCCGCCGCTCGTGTACGTGCCGAACCGCGTAGTGTCAACATCGAGCCTCAGGCTGTTGGCGTCGACGTAGTAGCCGTAATACGCGGCACACGCCTGCCGAAGCTCATCCGCCGTGTGGTTCAACTGGTCCATGCCGGCGACACCGACGACCCACACAGGCCAATCGATGGTCAAGCCGTGACCAGTCGCCGTGACGACGGCCTGGCCGGACTTCGTGATACCCGTAATGGCCTTCACCGTGAATTGCGGCTGGCCATACTTGAGCGTCAGCGCAAACGTCGAGCCTTGCTTGATCGTGATATCGTAGTCAGTGCTCATGGTCGTATCCTATCAGTTAATTATACCGCCCAGCATCACTCTGTCGCTAGGCCCGCAGCGGCCTCGGACTGCCCCCGCAAGTACCTCGGCATCGTCAGCAGTGTCCGCTGATTAAGCGGCAGCCCCGCCAACGCTACTTGGCGCCGCAGACTTGCAGGCGATATGGCGATCGGCATGTCAGGGTGCGCTTGGTTCCACGCCACAATAGCCTGGCCAACCTCGTTGGCGGCTGCACGATCGCCCTCGCGGATGGCAGCGACCATCTCCTTGGAGAACTGCGCGCGGATATCGTTGTAGAACGCCACTGACCGCCGGTCGATCGCGTCGCTCTCGTAGACTTGAGCGAGCGCCGCGGAACTGAAACCGAGCGATTGCCAGAATGCTTCCCACGAGCCGACGTCCACCAGCTTGCGGCCGCCGGCGTCCGTGGCGTAGCCCTTCTCGAACTGCTCCCAGCCCTTAACCGCGTTCTTGGCGGCGAGCGGCAGGCCCTGCTTCGAGGCTTCGAGGAAGTTGCCTTTGCTCATGGCGTCGACGCCACTCACGATACCCGAGGCCATCCCGCCCACCGGGCCGAGGATCTCGTCCATGGCGCGACGATAGTCCACGTCGGCGGCACCGATCCGCGTGCCGGGGATCAGATTACCCGCGCCGACGCGGCTGGCGAAGTTGAGGTCTGTCAAGCTGTTGGCGACGCCGTGCATCAGCACGCTCGAAAGATCAGCGCCGACGACTGCCTCGCTGGCTGACTTCAGGGTGTTGCGCATCCAGCGTTTTGAGTTGAAGGGCTCGCCGAACAGCCGCTGCGCGATGACGTCGATCAGGTCTTGCAGGTCTTCGGCGAACGGCAGGCCGTCGGTGCCCGCCATCAGCACCAGCATGCCCAGCATATACACCGCCGCCTTGGGGTTCTCCTTGGCGAGGAACGTCATCGTCTCCATCATGAAGATGGGGAACGACTTGAACACGAAGAACAGGCTGCCGACGCCCGAGTCGGCGAGTGCCGGGCGGTTGGCCTCGTCATAGCGGAACTGCGTGCCGAAGACCGTCTCTTGGGCCTGCTTGTGGGCGGCTTCATTGTCGAGGTTGTTCGACTTGGCCACCTTGTAGGCAGCAATGAAGGCCGACACGCGGTTGTACTGTTCGGCCAGCCGGAACGGCGTCATCCAGAGCTTCACCGCCTCCTGCGTGCGCCCGCTGAGCGAGTATTCCTGCCCGCGCGAGAGGCCCATGAATTGATAGATCTCGGTGTCGAACAACGATCCATCCTGCGCGGCGATCTGCAACGCGTGGCGCAAGCCATCCACCTCGTCAATGCCTTCGAGGGGCTTCTGGCCGAGCAGCGTCGGCAGGTCACGGACATCGCGGAAGTGCTTGCCGGCGAGGCGCATGCCTTCAAGCAGGCTCGCCGTGGCGCGGGCCGGGTTCGTGTGCTGCGTCAGCCACGGTAGCGTGATCATGGGCAATGACGACAGGTTCACGCCCGCCGCAGCGATCGAGCCACCGAGGAAATAGACTGTCGCCAGCGCGCGAAGCTTGTTCGAGACCGTCGACCGCGACTCTGGCGACATGACGAAGCCCACCTTCTCGTCGGCGAGGTTTCGGAAGAACCCGGCATCGGGGCCGTCGAGCTTCCAGAGGTTGGTGTCAGCCTGCGTGTTGATGGCGACCGTACCATCCTTGGTGAAGGCAACGTCGACCTGCCGACCCTGTAGGGAGTCCTGGATGGCATCGCCCATCTCGGCATAAGCGATCTTGTTGGACATCGACACCGCGAACTCGGCGAGCACGCGCATGCCGTCCTGGCTGTAGCCGGCCACGTTCTGCCGGCGGAAGAGCCTGTTGCGGCGGGTGCTGTCGGCGGCGATCAGCGCCCGACCAAGGCGCTCCTTCTCGGGCTGCGTGAGGCTCACCCCGTGGCGTTGGGCGAGATCGAGGAACTGGCCGATCGAGATCGAGCCATCATAGTCGACCTTGTGCTTGAAGCCATAGTCGACGTGCAGCCCCTCGGGGCCGAAGATTTTCTCCAGCTCTGCCTTCGCCTCGGTGGCATTGGCCTCGCGCTCATACTGCTCGTAGTAGACGGTGATCTGCTTGCCGTCGGGTGCCGTGACGTAGGCGTGAACGAAGTGGTCGCCGTAGCGCCGCTCGGGGAAGTAGCTGTGCTTCTTGAGCTGCTCGACCTGCACCTTGCGATTCTCAAACCACTCGGCAAACTTGGCGTCGTCACTGAAGAATTTGCGGTACTTCACCTGCTCGGACGCGAACTCGGCGTCAAGCATCTTGCCGATCATGGCCCATGCCTGGTCGGCCATGGCGCGCTGCTCCGGCGTGAGCGGCTGCATCAGCGACTTGTACTCGGCGCTGTCGCGCGTGAGGCCGCCAACCGTCGCGGTGAGCATGGCTTTGCTGACCGCTGCCTTATCAGACTTTGTGGCTCCTTTGACCCACGTCGACAGTTCCTTGGCGATGGCGCGCTCGAAGATCAGCGCTTTACGCTGGATGAAGTGCGTCATGACGTCGAACACGTTGGCGTAGCCTTGTGAGGCTCTCGCGCGGTTGAGGCCACTGCCGATGTAGCCGTGGTACACGCGGCGCAGCGACGCGCCGAGCGCCTTCACTTCGAAGCCCGCCTTCTCGGCGAGTCGATCGGTAAGGTCGCGCATGTCCGGCGTGTCAAGGCGCCCGGCAAGATGCGCGTTCACCTGCTCACGCTGAAGCTGGCCCTCGTTCATGCGCCGCGCGAGGTCAGTGACCGACTCCGTGGCAGCCCGTGAGTAAAACGCGCCAGTCGTATCGATCTGCCGTTTGACGGCGCTCTTCACAAGCTCGTCACGATATACCGGCGCGCTGCCAGTAAACACGCCGAGCGACTCCAAAGTCGGGTAAACCTCCGGCATCGCGCGTTGCGCCTGCGCAGCCCACTCCGCCGGCGTGAGTTGCCCGGCCGGCAGTCGTTTGTCTTCGATGAACGTACGCACAGCACGCTGCGTCGAAGAATACTGCGGAGCAGGAGGAACTTCCACGCCCGCGACACCCGCGCTCGTTACCGGCAGATCGTTGCGGTTGAACACAACCGCAGCCCCCTGATTCCCTAGCGTGTTCTTGCGGCTCAGGTATCCGGCGTATCCCGCGCGGACTACCCCTAACTCGGCCGCGTTCGAGTCCTGGGTGCGGAATAACCCAAGCGCGTCAACATCCGCGTCGTATAGGTTGTTCAGCACCGCCAAATGCGGCACGCTACCCACTCCGGCTTCTGGGCGCACCCCGTTGCCGGTGTTGACGTAAAACGCCGTCCTGGCCCGGATGCGTGGGTCAGCAGTCGCCAGCCGTTCGCGCTCGGCCCCGGTAAGCCCGCGGCCAAAATAGTGCCCGCTCAACGTCGTCCGCGGCTCGGTCGAAAAATGCACCCCTTGGACTCCGTGTACTGCAAACGGCAGGCTGGTATTGACGCGGTCTTTCGGCGAAAGCCGTAAATCGAGCAGCCCTACAGAGAAGACGTTCCCGTCAAGCACCGTGTAGCCGTCGCGCTGTTTGGCTTCCTCGCCAACCACATCGCGGCTGTGTGCGGCGGGGGTAACGCTACCGTCTTGGTACACGTACCCCTCGTTCGTCAACACGGACTCTTGCCCATATTTCTTGGCGAAACGAAGTGCCTCTGCCTCTGGCATTTTAACCATGAAGCTGTCGCCTTGATCCACCCCGAGGTACTTCCCCGGCCCCTTCAAGTAGGGCAGCTTCAGCGCCTGCAGTTCAGCTTCCAGCTTCGCGTTCGCCGCGACGTTCTCATGGGTGTCGTACGCACCTTGCGCCTCTTGCACCCCGGTGATGATCGCCCAGCCCGGCTTGCGAAGGAATGTCGCAGGGTCCTGCGCGAACTCGTCGAGGCTTGAGATTGCCCCCGCAGTAGTCTTGCTGAAAAGTGGCAGGCCCGCCATTGCTTCACCCTTGAGCGCGGGGGTTATGTCGAAGCCGGGTTGCACCAAGTCCGGCTCAGTTCCATGCCGTACATCCGATGCCGGGTATTCCGTACCCTCCTCCAGCATCCGAAGCTCGACCTTTCTCCCGCCCAGCTTCTTCAGCAGATCATTCGCCACCTGTGGGACAATGCGGTCGTAGAAGGCAGCCATCCCCGTGTCGGAAATAGTGATGTCGTCTCCTTCAATCACACCAGACTGCTCGGGCGACTCAATGATGCTATCGCCCATTGCTTTACCAACGGCGTCGCTAACCATGTTTTCGCGTTCGTTTGTATCACTCACCAGACTGCCGTTCTTGCTGGCAACAAGGCGAATCTTTCCGTCTGCCTGTTTTGTCCATTCAATCCGGTCGACGACTTTGCGTAGGGCTTCGCGGTAACGCACAACTTGCTGCTCGCCGGTCGTCCAGGCAATCCGGTCGAAGCCGTTCTCGGCGGCGTAACGGATCATGCGCTTGAGCGCGAGGCCGACCCATGCTTTCGTGTCGGTGACGAAGGGGGCGAAGGGGACGCCTGAAGACGTGTCGTGGATTATACCCACCACGTCGTACGGCACTCCCTTTTCTTCAAGCCTCCGCGCGAGGAGATTGCCGTTGATGCTGCCCGCGGCCCAATTATTAATCAGGGTGTGGACGCTCTCCATTCCTTCTTCATCGGCGGCTTTCGCCCACTCGGACGCATTAAACGCTTCGCGCAGTTGTTTCGCTCGCTGCTCTACTCCCGCGTAGCGGAACCCCTCCTTCCGCCCCTTCTGCGCCCAGTCGCTCTGCAGTTCCTCGATGAAGAGGACGCGCTTTCCGTCGGCGTCGGTGCGCTCGTTGAAGCGGACGTGGGCCAGGATGTTGGGCTGGTCGAAGTGGGAGGAGCGGAACCCTGTCGCCGGCGCGGCGTCGGTCATTTCGTGCGCTTGAGCAATACGCTGCGCATGCGTAATTGCAGCGTCAGCAGTTTCGGCATCTGCGACAGCCACTTCTGAGCCGAACACCCGCCCGTTCGGCATGTCCGCCGTGACGTACCACCCCTCGTAATCGGCGCCAGTCGCTTCACCGAACCGCTTTGCTTGCCAATTTGTTAAGACCGCCTTCGTGGCTGGTGTTGCCCCAGGCAACCTCAACAGCAACTCGCGGTAGTTCTCGCCGCCGGGGAGTTGCCATTGGGAGAATTTGGTCGTGTCCTTCGTGCGCGTTCCCGCAGCGGCTTCCGCCTCCTCGCGCGTAGCGAAAGAGCGGCTGCGCGGATCAAACGCAATTTCCCAGTCTCCATTAAGGTCTTGCCGCACGACTCCACCTGGTATCGCAACCTCGCCCAACACCGTCTCCTCAACCCGCACGCCATGCTCGCGCACGAACGCCTCGATGTCGGCGACGGAGACCTTGTCCGGCTGGAGGTCGAGCCACTCGGCGAGGCCGACGGCCTCCAACTCGGCGGCCTTGAACCGGCCTTCCTTCTGTCGGGCGGCCAGCCAGCTCTTCGCTTGGGCGGGGGCGATCGTGCCGTCCTTGCCGGCGACTTTCCTGATGTCGGCGACGGCTTCGGTGAGCGCCGAGTAGAATGCCTCTGCGGCGGCTTCGCGTCGGGCGGTCGACCGCATCACCTCCCGCTCGAACTCCCTGATCCCCGAGATGTCACGCTTGGCATACTCCCCGCGTCGAATCATGGAGAACAGGTCTTCGTAGGACGTGAAGCCCAGGCCGTCAATGTAGTTCTGAATGCGCTCCATGACGCGGGCGAGCTTCTGGAACACCTTGGCGATCATGCCTTGGGCTTCCAGCTCGCCGCGCCGCCAGAATTCAAAGCCGTAGGCGCGGGCCTCGGCGGGGATGGCGCGGATCTCGGACGTGATGTCGGTGCCGTTGGCGGCGTCGTAGGCTTCGGCCTTGGCGACGAGCATGCGGTGCAAACGCGAGCCACTGGCGAAAGCTTGACGGACGACGCGGCGCTCGGGACCGGTGAGCACGCGCTTGTCGAGGTAATGGAAGCCCTCGTGGGCAGCAACGGAACCGGCGTCGCTCGCTTGAAGCGAGACAGTGATCATGTCGCGCAGCTCGCCGAACTGGATCATGCCGGCGCCGCCGGCGACACGCGGAGCAGCTTCGACCACGAGGTCTTTCGGCGTGCCGACCATTCCGGCGATCGTGTTCACGATCTCGTCGGTCTTGGCGATGACGGCTTCGTCGACGGCGGCGCGGCTTTGCTGGCGCTCATTTACCCCAATAAAAGCCTCAAGCTTTCGCAACAACCCCCGCCCCCCATCCGCGTCGTCGTTATAGCTACTTCCACCCTGGCGGATCATCTGGGCTACATACTTAGCTTCGTCTAATAGCCATCGCGAGGTGGGTTGGACTCCTACATCATCCGCCCGGCTATATAGCTCTGCCGGAGCCCTAGCCGCCTTACTCATCAACGTCTCCGGCATCGCAGCTTGCGCGGCGTCGGCCAACTTCTGCCAAAAAGTCTCGATCTCGACCTTCGGGATGACCCCGCGCAGAGCTTCAGACACAGCCTTGTCGAGCATTACCATACCAGCAGCGTCGTCCTTCGCCATGACGGCGGCCTCGGCGCTGCGCTTCATCAGAGAAGCCGCGCGGCGGAGCTTGTTCGGGGTGGCCACGACGCCTTGGGCTGTGAGGTTGGCCAACGCCGTGTCGACTGCCTGCGTGTAGGCATTGACGAAGTTCTCGCGGCGCTCGGCGCTGCCGAACTGACGCCCGCGGAACTTCGGCGTCGTCTGCACTGGCGGTGCTTCGACCTTCGGCGCGGCGCGCTCATAAGCCCGTACAGCAGCCTGTTCCTGCACCGTGAGCGGTTCACCCTGCTGTTGCTTCAGCAGCGCTACTTGGACTTTGACGCTTGGTGCGCGCCCTTCTTGGCCTTCCGCTGCACCGAATACGCGATCGCCAACGCTTGCGGCAGCGGCTTGCCCGCGTGCCGCTCCTTCGCCACGTTGGCGCTGAACGCCTCCTTGGACTTCGACTTGACCAGGGGCATAGCCTGTCTCCTTCTCTGCAATGCGAAGAAGCTCGGCTTCCTTCGCGGTGATGATCGGCGCGGCCGGCGCCGGAGCGGGCTGCTCTCCGATGATGGTCGGCTCAGCCATCCGGGTCTTCTGCACCGGCGCGGCCACAGGTTCGACGGGGGCGGCCCCCGGCACCTCGGTCGGCGTCTGGTTGATGATTATCTGGTTGCGCTGCTCCGGCGTGAGTGGCTGCGTGCCGAACTGTTCGTTGATGAAGGCTTGCTTGTAGGCTTCGTACTCCGGACGGGCGGTCTTGACCTCGGCGGCCGTGATCGGGCCAGTAACGCCTTCCTCGCGGTTGGCTCGGATGAACTCGGACAACCCCATGGGCTCAGGCACGGCGGGGCCGGTGTGGGCTTCCGCAACAGGCGGGGCCTCGGGAGCAGGCGGCTCACCTTTGGTCGTTGGCTTCTGCCCGCGAGCAAGCTGCATGCCGCCACCGAGCAAACCACCGGTGAGCATGCCCAGGGCCGCCGCTTGGCCAACGCCCATGCCGAGTTCTTCGCCAAGGGCGATGTTCTGCGCGATCTGCTCCTGCGC